CGATCTGATGATTCGGTTTCAAAGATTTCAGCGTGTTCTTCGCCATATTTTGCGTATTCCATTCCGAACAATGCGTTCAGGCCGGGGAGCAGCTCTTTAAGTAGCTGGGCGCGTGAAATAGCCATTAGTTAATCTCCTTATACGCCAGTAGTGTTGTTATACTGGTGACCTGCGTTCCATTTAACGTAAGCCTCAGTGTAACCACCACTTGAGTTTTTGGTCTCTTCAACCAAACCGATGATACGGAACGGCAACGTATTAGTAGTTGCTGATGTATCAGAAATAGCACCACGCGAGTTACCCGAAGTCGAGTCACCTGTGTTGTCTACGCCTGCTACGTTTGCGCCGATATCGGTTATCGCTAGATCACCAATAGTTGTACCTGAAGAAACAACAGCAGCTTTAAACAACAGTTCAGTAGCGTCTGCTACGTAAGCCTGAATGTCGCTTGCGACTGTGCCTGCAGGATAAGATTGGCTGTACAATTCATAACCCAAGTTTGGATCAGTGTATTTACAACCCATGAAAACACCAACAGGTGTCATTGCAGCGTCGAACGGGTCACGCTCAACGGTGCCTCCGGTAACCACTTTAACGGCGTCACCAAAGAAGATGCTAGTAGCATAACCGCTAGCAATACTCATTTGACGATAGACGCCCCCAACAAAGGGAGTGCCGCTTAGTAATTTTACCGGAACCAGACCATAAGGTCCGCTAACAGAAGGATAAGCCATCTAAAGCTCCTAAGATTAAGTTCCTTTACCGAAAGTAACCTTCGTCTTCCGCTCATTAAACAACGGCATACGAGGATCATTTTCTCTCATAAGGCTGTTATCCACAGATGTCATCTGAGCTTGTGCCTGATCGTTGTAGTAGGCGTTCCGCTCTTCAATCATCTCTTTCGGAGCCTTACAGAGCATCAAACCACCGATAACTATGTTGTCTTTGAAGCGTTCTTGTTCAATCGCAACGATAGTAATTTCTGGATGATCTGTTGCCTTTACAGGCTCCCAACCTTCACGCAGTTTTGAAGAAACGTTTGTGGCATCAACCTGACCTTGCGTACTCACACGCACCCAGTGGAAGTCGTACCCCGGCTCGGGATTGGGAGATGGCAGCACCTCGGGGCGCGTCCAAGCCTTTTTGCGAACCTTACGTTCACGGGTATCTAATTCACGGTTAATCCGATTCTCAGCCATTTTGTTTCCTCATATCTAATGCAACCTGTTTGGCGTATTGTTGAGGAGTTAACCCCAACCTCTTAGCGAGCTGAACTTGGGTCTTGGTCAGTGTTACCTTTTTAGGGGCTGTGCTCCGCGTTGCGGGTGCCACTACCTGTGTCTTTCGCTTTGGTTCAGCATCCTCGAAATTATCGGGGAATACTTGGCGCATACGAGAATCTATCGTCTCGTAGTATTCATCACTTTGCGGGCTTACGCCCTGTTTGACAAGTTTATTATGCAACCCCAGCGCTAAACTCGTCATCTCATCATCGCTACCAAACCACGAATTGTTCTTTTGCCAATCTGCGGCCCGATTATCGACCTGTACTGCCGGGGCGGGTTCTGGTTCTGGTTGTACAGGAGTTTCTTCTTCCTGTAAAGCAGGTAATTTGAAGTTTGCTAACCTATCAGACTTTAACTTAGCAGATGTTAACTTTTCTTGTGCTTCAAGCACAGCCTCTGAATCACCAGACTCATACGCTTCTTTGTATGACCGTTTGGCGGCTTCGGTTTCTATGGCTGCGTTTTTCTTAGCCTGCTCAAGCAACGCCGTTTGGTTCTTGTTTACGTTACCTTTTAGCTTCTTATTTTCTTCCATAAGCTGCTGAGTAACGCGTTCAAGTTCTTGACGTTCACGTAGAGCCTCTTCTTTAGCCCTGCGCTCATCATGGTAACCCTTGGTAAAATGCTTGATGCGTTTTTGAACTTGGTCAGAATACTTCTCAAGTTCCTCATCAGTAACATCTTCAGGTGGCTCGGATGGTTTACGGTTGCGGTCAGCCTTCGGCGTATCGTCAACAACCTCAATTTCAAGGTCGTCGTCAGCACTATCCTTTTTGCTTTCCGGTTTATCCTCTGGTGCCTCATCTGCTGCAAAATCTTCTGCAGTTTTCTTCCCAGTAATGTCAATTTCAACTGCGCTAGTTTCTTCGATAGCCATTTTGTTGTCATCGTCATCCTCGGGAAATTCAAATTCTACTTTTTGAAATGCCATGTCTATGCCCTCTGTATGCCCGTTGGATCAGCTACGACAGCTTCAATAGAATCGTCGTTCATAAGCCGATACTCAATACCACCAATAGTGAATCGCGTGCCCGAGTTCATGCGGAACATCACAAAGTCACCTTCTTTACACCATGGTCCAGTCGGGAACCGCTCTTCATCCCCGTATGCTTGTTCACCCATATCTACGACAAGGCCGATAATAGACATAATGTGGTCTTGTGTTTTGGCAGTATCTGTCTTGATAATAGAAGTCCCCGATATGGTTTCTTCCGGTTGCGGTAGCGCTACGAGTACACGGTAGCCTACGGGTTTTGGGAGTTGTAACTCCAGTTCAGCGTCGCTGATTTTAACTGCTGCTTCAGTCATTATCGTCTTCCATATAGTTTTTCGCAAGGTCTTCAATGTAAGATTTGCTGGCTTCGAGACCTCGAATTAAGCCAACAACTTCCCTGTAGTTCGCATAGTCTTTAGGTGACCCTGCGGTTAGGAAACTCTGTGCAGACGATATATCACCGTCGATTCTATCTTTCAGCACGTCAAAGACGGTCTTTGCCATGGTATACTATGACTCCTTTTTGGGTTTTTGTGCGGACTGTAACATCCGCGCAGCTTCAAGGCTTGTCTTGTTACGCTCGGCACGCGTGGCCTGCTTTAACTTTACGCCTTTTTCTTCTGCTTCTATCGCAACCTCGGCCTGTTCAATCTTCACACGCTCTGCATCTAGCATAGCGGACGTAGCATCCTTGGCCTTCTGTAGGTCGAGTTTTTCTTTCTGCAAGGCGCTATCCGCCTGATCTTTAGCCATCTTACGCTGCTGCTCTTGCTGTTTGACCTGCAGTTCCGCCTGCTTCATCTGTATGATTGGGTCTTGCTGCTGTTGTTGAGCCTTCTGCTGCGCTGCTTGCTGCTGATTTGCTTGTGTAAGCTGCTTGCCTGCGTCCGCGACCAGACGTGACAGTTGTACTTCCATATCTTCTGGCAGCTCCTCGTTCGGAGCGGGTAGAGGTGCGCCTAGCTTCTCTTCGATCTTTTGGCGATAAGAGAACCCGAGATGTTCGGCAATATGGGCCTGCAAAGACGCCATAATCTGTTTTGCCTGTGGGTTTTGCCCAATCATCTGTGCCATCATTGGGTCTTGCATAAACGATGTATGCGTAGCGATATGCGCTTCGTGGTCTTGGTAGATAAATGCCTTCATCGGCTTGCCAATCAACGCGTCCATGTTCTCGCTGATAGGGTCTGTAGGCTTCGCGTCATCCTTCGTAGGTACTAGCTTATCCGCGTTCTTGACCCCCAACACCTCAATCATCTGGCGATGTAACTGCGGCAGGTCATATATCTGCGGTGCCTTCTCAGACATCTGCAGCACAGTTTGGTACTGTACCACGCGCTGTGCCATCGTAGAGTTGTTAGGATCGCTCACAGGGATCACATCGACCATCATGTAGTCAGCCTGCTTGGCGGACACTTCGCCTCTCACGGGCACGTACGTGTACTCTGCGGGCGCATACTCGGCCATGATAGCCTTGAGGAGCTTAAACTCCTGCTTCATAGTGTAGTGTACACGCGCCTGTACCGCAGCCATAGGCTTCAGAGTACGCTCTAGCAACGCCAGTGTGGTCCCAACGGGGGCGTTAGCCGACATGTCCGAGATGTTCATGTCACTAATAGCGCCTAGCCTACGTCCTTCTGTTGTAATCTGATTCAAGAGGGCGAGAAGGGTCTGGCTAGGTTCCTTGTACGGGAGGGGCATGATGTTGTCACGGATGCTACCTGACGGCACGTCAACATCCTTAAACTCACCCGGTTCTATCGGTGTATCGTCTCCCTTGATACGCAACCCACGCGACTTCAGCCCACCGGGGAGATTCGATAGGGTGCCCGCGTCAACAAGCTGTCGTATCAAGGAAGTTCCTGCTTTAGCGTAACCACCAATGATGTGTATGAGGCCAAGCCCGTAGAACCCAAACCCCGGCACGTATACGTAATGGACGAAGTGCTGACGCTTGAGGGTTAAGGGGTCACCCTCCTCGTAATTCCTACGGACCGCCAGCACTTCGCCACTACCACGCTCAATCGTGACGACATAGGGTCGAGCAATCCCGTCGTCATCGTCTACACCTTCGATCAAAAGGTCAGCGTGGATCTCATAGATAGCGTAGCGGTCATCATTGGTTAGCGAATAACCACCTTCTTCCGCTTTCTTCTCTTCTATGTCAGTGTGAAATGCTTCGGGGTCACCAAGGTCTACGTCCCTGTAGAACCCACCAGCCTGTAGTTTCTTCAAATCGTTCTTTGTCTTACGCATGATGTGCGTAACACGTTCTGCAGACTCAATGTTTGACGCACCATACGGCACGATGACATCTTCTGCAGATATGTATATAGCCGCCTGACGGCCCATATTGGGGTCAAAATAGACCTTCTTGAACGCCGACCCAGCCAATCCAAGGCTATATAGCATCCGTTCATGTTCGGGGCGGTACTCTACCATGCGCTCGGTAAGCTCATAGTTCATATCTGCCTTAACCCGTGCAGCGGCTTCTTCCTTCTCCTTGGTTTCTTCCCCAAGAATTTTTGTCTTTACTGGTCCCGCAGCGGGGAACGTTTCAGACATTGTTTCTGCTTGGAACCGTATCGCGGCCTCGGCAAGCACGGTAGAGAACACACCACATGCGCCTTCCCATGGGTCTGTGCGTTCCTCGTACTTGAAGCCCAGCACGTCCAGACCTTTAACGAACGTATCCGCCCAATCCTTGCGGCTATCTATGTCAGACTGTACTTGACCCATGAGGTCGTCCGCCAGAGAGGCTAGATCACGGTCATCCATAGTTTCCGCTAGGTTACCACCAAACTCAGTAAAATCCCCTTCTGTGCCGGGAATTATGGTTATTTCCATACCCCCATCGGATAGGGTTACAGCCTCGGGGTCAATGATTTCAATCTCCAGTTCGGGGACTTCCATTTCGTCCATATCTGTAAGTTCTTCGTCCATCCCTAGCGGGGCAGAGAATATTCCTTTTTCAATAGCCATAGCTTACCTCTTAATAATATCCGCCGCTGCGCTGTTTCCAGTATCGGGGTTCTTCTGGTTCATCAGTGGGTAGTCGAATAAAGCCGCCTTGCCTAAACCGCATCAGAGCCATAACCGTCGAATCCACGAGGTCATCATTACTCATAAACGGGAATCCTGCAATCTCTTCCACTACTTCCTCTGCCCACCGTGTCTGTGGCACCCACACAAGCTCGGACGCAATTATGTCCGCTACAGAGTTAAGGCGTGCCGTCTTATCCCCTGACCCCCTATGTGGGGTATACTCCGATATGGGCAGACCCATACGCCGCATTTCTTGGTACAGGGCCACGCCAGAGCTTTTCTTCTCCACTATGAACGAATCTGGCTCCCAGTCCATGTATTCCTCCATAGCAAGCTGTTTAAGCTCTGGGAACTCCATACGCTGTTTTATGCTATTTAACAATATAATATTGTACGCGTTGGTTTCCTCGTTCAAGAAAACACCCCACGTAGTAAGCGCTGTATAGTCTGCACGGTTATGCTTCTCGGCTGCTGCGTCAAGCGACATGATAATATATTCGCAGGATGGTGGTTGGTCGTGTGTCCATTCCTGCCACCACTCACGCTTGACGATAGCGGCTTCTTCCGCGGTAGGCTGCTGCTGGTACTGCGCATTCCACTGGAACGTAGGCATCGACGCCTTGGTTCGTAACAGGGCTTCTAGGTCAAAGAACTCAGGCCACAGAGGTTTTTGCACTTCCTTCTTCGTCTTCTTGTTGAATGTGTCTAAAATTGCAGGGAACTCCACAACCTCGTACTGGTCAGATCGTTCATTTTGTGCCATGTCACGCACAACGCGTCCTGTGAGGTCATCCATGTGCCAACGCGTCTGGATTATTGCTACCCGCCCACCGGGCATTAGACGTGTTCGCGCACCGAAGGTGAACCACTCGTAGGCTTTTTCAAAGACTTCAAAGTTCCCGTTGATAACATCTTGTTCAGAGTGGGGATCATCAACCAAGAGGAGGTCAGCACCCCGCCCAGCAAGAGCAGACCCAATACCGCACGCATAATACTCGCCCCCTACATTTGTGTTCCAACGTCCTGCTGACTTACTATCCTGTGCCAGTTGGACTGTAGGGAATATAGAACGGTACTGATCTGTAGCGATCAAGTTACGCACTTTACGCCCAAAATCCACCGCGAGGTCCGTGGTATGGGACACCATCATAACCTTCTTGCCCGGATTTCTACCTAAAAACCACGCTGGGTAAAATATAGACACGAGCTGAGATTTACCGTGTCTGGGGGGTATATTCACGCATACACGATCCCTGTCACCCTTCTCAATACCCATGAGCATATTAGCCAGTATACGATGGTGCTTACCAACTATAAAATCCGGCATCATTAACTTGCAAAATTCTATTAGGTCGTCATACGCAGCCTTATTTGTGGTGCGATTATGCAGTTCATCCACCATTCGGTCGATTTCTGCCACTTCTTCGGCGCTAAACGTGTCCAGATTGGCCAACATGACCTCAATATCGGCCTCGTCGAAGTCCAAAACCTCAGTCATCGTCGTCAAACCCAAATTCTTCGTCGGTATCCAGCAGTTGGGCCTCTATAACCGTGGCATCTTCTACTTCTGGTTGTGGATTTACTAGTTTTGCAAGTTTACCACGTAGTTTTTCCTTGATGTCATCGGTTGTTTGGTGGGTAATCGTCACTTCAGACTTCTCAGTGAACAACCCTACGTCTGATATCTTACCAAGAAGCTCCAATGCACGCATACGTACCCTTGGATCAGGGTTTTCGCTCTCAATGATGAGCTTATTAGTCACCAGATTGCGCAGTTGTTTGGAAGATTCTACTACAGAATGGTTAAATTCGTCTATGATGTTGCTTGTTAGGCGCACAGAAGCAGGTGTTAGGGCCGCTGCACGCTTATGCGTCACCTTCTTAGATGTTTTGTCGGGGTCTTGGGCGTATGCAGTAGCTAATGTAGCGGCTACTTCCTTATCTACCTCGTCGGGTTCAAGGTCCGCACCATGTTTTCCTAGTTCGTCAACGGTTTTACCCAGTGCATCTGCACGCTCTGGTAGAGGTATGTGCTTCACCTCGTCTTCTAGGGGAACCCCTAGCTCTGGAATAGCATTCATTGTCATAGTACGTCGCAGGTTGGTAACCGATAACGCAATAATAGGGTACAAAAAATTTTTTGACAAGGGTTTTGAAAAAGAGGTGGGGGTGTTCTGTGTGGGGCAAACGTAAAAGTTGGTCCATATTTGAGCGTATTAGTATTATACAGGATAGCGCGGAGTCCCACATGACAGCGCGGGGGGTGGGGTAGGTGTACCCTCGACAGATTAGGGTTTTCGGGCATCTGCCCGAATTATCTTTTAGTGATATCTAATGTGTTTTGGTTTGTTTTAGTGGGTAAACCTATTGCGTAACATGTTATGACATGGCATAAATGTTTCATCAGGACGGCGAGGCAATGGGCCAAGCGCTGATTTATTTGGAGTAAATCAAATGACAATTTCTAAGCTTGTAAACGAACTGACTAACACTGGCGCAAAAATGGGCGTCGAAAATATCTCTGCTCTTGAGGCGGGTGGCATGAAGGCGGCGCATACTGCCGAGGGTAAACTGGCGGCGACATACGCGGCCATGTATTCCTCTGGCATACGCCCGACAGATTACCTGTCGCACAAGAACAGAGAGAGCACTGCGACAGCGGAGGCATACGCGGAGCGCGGCAATATCGCGGCCATGATATGTTATACTAAAGCGGAGCGCGCTCAACTGTCGGCCAAGCTTCCAAAGGATGCGACAGCGGAGGAAAAGGCGGAGCGCAAGCAACTGCAGGATCGCAAGACCGAGTTGCTCAAGACCATACGCCGCGGGCTTATCACGCAAGATAAGATCAACAACCCAGAGGAGTACGCAACAGGCGCGGCGGATCGCAAAGAGGCCATTGAAAAGCTTGGCATCGCTATCGACACCGCGGAAAAGATCATGCAAGGCGAGGGATTGCCAGAGTGGTTTGACGCGCCGGAGGCGGTTGCGGTAATCAAAGCGTTCCGCAAGAAATACCGCGTGCCAACAAAACAGACTGTCGATATCGACAGCATCATCTAACAGACTATCGGGTCGGCCTTCGGGTCGGCCCTTTTTTTGTGCCTAAATTTCCCCCATGT